TTGAGTACGAATTTATAGATAAGGACGAAGATGTTTAAAGAGTTATGTGCAACGCTATTTCTATTATGTAATCCAATGATAAATGGATTTGATTTTAGTTATGATATTAATCCAAGAGATGATTTTGTAAAAGGGATAGCAGAGTGTACATTAATAAACAATGCATTCATTCCTCCTAATGAAAGAGTTATTGTTGCTATTAGTGTAGCACAAGCAATACTAGAATCTGATTGGGGGCGTTCTAGATTTGCAAAAGAAGCAAATAATTTTTATGGTATTATAGAAACAGACATAACAGAGCCACATATAAAATCATTGAGAAGTGATATAATGTTAAAAGTATATGGTAATAAATGTGAGAGTGTTTCTGATTATATTGATTTACTTAATACATCTAGTGCTTTTGAAGAATATAGAGATATTCGC